GGCCAGTGACTGTGGCGGATGAGCTTGCAGCAGTCCGGCGCGAGGCGGCCGAAGGCACTGACGCAGAGCTTGGGGCGCTGGATGCGGACCTCGTGCGGGTCGCTGCAGAGTGCGCGCTGTCTATGGGCTCAACATGATGCAGCCGCGCACGCTGGCCGAGACCAGCACGGCGACCAGCACCAAGGCGCCCACGTGCTTCAGCCACGTTTTGACGTAGCGCTTCGCTCCGCGCATATTCCCAGCAGCACCAATCCCAGCAAGCAGGACGACGCTCAGGATGCCCATGAGGCCCAGGGCGAAGAACAGGAAAGGACGGATAGTTTCCATGGCGATGAACCCGAAATGTGCCACAGCCGTAAGGGCAGCGGCTGGCGGCCGACAGATCAGCGAGGCCAAACTCGCGGCCATCGAGGACGCCATCAGCGGCACCATGCGCGAGCTGGCCAGGCGCGACCGGCAGCGCTGGCAAGGCCTGACCCGTGATCAGCGAATGGCCGAAGCGATGACGGCGGCCATGGAGCAGATCCAAGCCGAGGCGGCGATCAAGGAGTACCGGGCCAGCTTGCAGGTACTGCGCACAGCAGAGGCTGAAACGCGGATCACCGAGTCTGCGGCTTTGTCTGGGCTCACCCGCTCGGGCGGTTTGATCCGAGACATCGAGCAGACCTCGAACTACATCGACGCGGTGCGCAATGAGTCCATTTCCGGGCTGGCCGACATGATCGACGCGGCCGAGAAGCGGGACGGGACCGGCCTCCTGCGCAATCTCGGGATGCGAATCTTTGACCTCGATAACCCGGCCATGACCGCCGATGTCATTCGCGAGGTGTTCCGCAACGCTGACGGCCACACCGGCAACAAGGCGGCCATCGCTGGGGCTCGGGCTTGGCTGGATGTCATCGAGGCCATGCGTCAGCGCTTCAACGCTGCGGGCGGCTCCATTGGCAAGCTGGGCTATGGATACCTCTCCCAAGCCCATGACGCAGTGAGAGTGAGCGCGGCGGGCGCTGACGGCTGGGCACGGAAGGTGCTGCCTATGCTGGACCGCGAGCAGTACGTCAGGGCTGACGGGTCGCTGATGAATGACGGCGAGGTGTTCGACCTCCTGCGCGGGGCATGGCAGACGATCAGCAGCGAGGGCGACAACAAGGTGGCGCCGGGCCAGTTCAAGGGCACAGGCGCACGGGCCAACCGGGGCAGCGAGCATCGGGTCTTGCATTTCCGCGACGGTGAGGCCTGGATGGGCTACATGAACGAGTTTGGTGAGGGCTCTCTCTATGACGCGATGGTCGGCCACGTTGGAGCTATGGCGCGTGACATCGGCCTTGTGGAGCGATACGGGCCAAACCCAGAGCAGCTTTTCCGCGTGCAGGACGACATCGCGCGGCGGGCGGATGGCCAGGGCACCATGAAAAACCGCCTGGGCGGCAACAGCCCGCAAGCCTATTGGGACTTGATCAGCGGCAAAGCCACCATGCCGCAGAACCTCACGACAGCAGCAGCGGGCCAGAACCTGCGCAACATCCAGACGGCGGCCAAGCTTGGCGGCGCGGTGCTGTCATCCACAACCGACATCGCCACGGTGGCCACGACGCTGCATTACAACCGGCTGCCTTACTTCTCCATGCTGACCAACCTGGGGCGCCAGTTCAGCGCGGATCAGCGCGAATTCCTGCAGGTTCACGGCATCATTGGCGAGGCACTGACCAGCACCCTCAACCGCTGGACCGGCGACCACCTGACGCACAGCCTGACCGGGCGTGTCGCGGGTAGCGTGATGAAGCTATCCCTCATGAACGCCTGGACCGATGGCCTGCGCGGCGCCTTCTCGGCCACGATGATGCAGAGCTTCACCAAGAAGCTGGGCAAGGCCTGGGGCGAGCTGGATGAGTGGGATCAGTATCTTATGCAGCGCAAAGGCATCACGGCGGACGATTGGGCCGTCATCAGCAAGGCCACCACCACCGAGCGCAATGGTGTTGCCTACCTGACCGGCGACGGCATCCGCAACATCAGCGACGCAGACGTAATGTCTGCGCGCTCCGGTGAGATGCAGGCAATCAGCGACCGCATTCGGGCGCAGACCGCAGAACTTTCAGCTAGAAACGCACAGGATCAGCAATGGATTCGCGGGCGCATCGATAAGTTTGACGAGGCGCGAGACGCCATGAACCGCTGGGTCAAAAGTCGCCAAGCGAAGCGTCTGCTCAAAAACGAGGCCGCCACCGGCCCGATGCTAGAGCGCATGGCGATGCTTGACGCTCAGCGAGAGCAAGCGCAGATGCAGGCAGACATGGAGGCAGACTTCAACCGCTTTGCAACTCAGGACGAAATGCGCGCCTTCCTGAACGCGGTGGAAGATGGTGCAAGCGCTGACCTCGTTGACGTTGGTGGAGATTTTGGGCGAGGTGGCGCTAAGTCAAACGTCCGCCTTGGTTTGCAGTCGGCTGAAGCGATAGGCCGCCGCTACGGAGAGGCGAAGGGCAGGCTAGAGCGGCGAATGCGAGAAATTGAAAACCGCATCAGCCAAATGGATAGAGAGTCTGGCAGGGCAGCAAACGCAGACGCAAAGGCCATCCAAAAGAAGGCCGAAGAAATGGCGAATGATTTGGCTGACTTTGTGAAGAGAAGCCAGGAACGTCAAGAGAGGCGCAGATTTGTGATTGATCGCCTAATGGCAGAAGAGGGGCCAAGTATTGCCGCAGAGGCAAACCGATTGCGCTCACAAGCCGCCACCAAGTGGCTCGCCTTTGTCCAGGACGAGGCTCAGTTCGCGGTGATCAATCCAGACCTTGCGACCCGGGCCATCGTCACGGGCGGGGCCATGCCGGCCGGCACGATCAAGGGCGAGGCGGTGCGCTCCTTCATGCAGTTCAAGAGCTTTCCCATTGCCATGCTGACGCGGCACTGGCGGCGGGTGTTTGAGGCTCCGCAGGGGCTGGAGGGTGCGCCGGTGGGCTTTGGGGCTGACAGCGCTCGACAGGCGGCCTTCAACCGCACGGCGGTACTGGCGGGCCTGAATGTCTCGCTAATGATGCTTGGCGCGGTGGTCTTGCAGAACAAGGCACTGGTTCAAGGCAAAGACCCCTACGACATGACCGAGGGCAAGTTCTGGATGCGTGCGCTGACCCAAGGCGGCGGCCTAGGCTATGTCGGAGATCTGGTTTTCAAAGACCCGACCGAGCAGAGAGCCAACACAGCAGAGCAGACCATCGGCACGGTGCTAGGCCCGGGTGCTGGGGCTGTGGCTGGCCTTGTGGGGGATGTCGGCATCGCCAATGCTTGGGAAGCGGCCAAGGGCAAGGACACCAAGTTCGTCGCCGAGTCGCTGCGCTGGGTCAACGCTCAGACCCCCTATGTCGGCCTCTGGCAAGTCCGCGGAATCTGGGAACACTGGTTCCTCCACAATCTGCAAGATGCTGCAAATCCGGGATACCTGAGCAGAATGAAGGCCCGTGCGCAAAAGGATTGGGGTCAGGGCTACTGGTGGGAGCCCGGAGAGTTCGCCCCAGACCGCGCCCCAGACTTTGAGCGAATGACAGGAGAGTGACCCATGCGACAGGATCAGTTTGAGCGGCTGCAGCAGCTTGAGGAACGGCTGATCGATGTGGCCATCGAAGAAGCCGACCCTGACCAGTGGCCGGGTAAAGGCGTGGCGGTGGCCGCCATGGACCAGCAGACCCGAGGGGATCGGTATTGGGTCAAGAAGAACGCGGTCGCAACGATCAGCCTTGCCCAGCGCGTCGGCGTGCTCATGAGCAGCGTGCAGGGCTTCGGCACCACGCCAACGGCTGAAGAAGGCGACGATCAGCAGCAGCATGACCACCTCGATGCAGAGGTGAAGGCGGCAGAGAAGGAGGCCCAGCGCTTGCTGAAGGCCTTGCAGTCAGGAGAGGGGAAGGCTCAATTCGACAAGCGCGTGCATGGAAAATCGGCCAGTTGATTTCCTGACGTTCTTCATCGTCTGGGCCCGGCTGCAAGGCTGGGCCGTCCCTCTGCTGCATGTCCGCATTTGCCAATGGCTGGAGCACTGCCGCGACCCTGAGCGGGTGCTGATGGTCTTCCGAGGCGCGGGCAAGTCCACGATCTACGCGATTTACAAGGCCTGGAAGCTCTACCGCAATCGCTCGCATCGCTCCCTCGTCTGGTCGGCTGACAACGAGACGGCGGGCATGTTGACGGCTGACACCATCAACGTGCTGCGCAACCACCCACTGTGCCGGGGCATGCTGCCCTCAAAGCCTGGGGCTAAACGCTTTTGGGTGACGGGTGCCAAGGACGCGCGAAACGCTTCTATGCGTGCGGTGGGTGTGACCTCCAACGCTACCGGCGCACGGGCTGACGATGTGGACTTCGACGACATCGAGGTGCCCGGCAACATTGAAACCGCTGAGGCCCGCCTGAAGCTGCGGCAGCGGGTCAGCGAATCCACACACATCGCGGTGCCTGGGGCTCAGAAGACCTACAGCGGCACCCCGCACACTCATGACTCCATTTACAACGAACGGATCAAGGGCGGCGCGGCCGTGCTGAAGATCCCGCTTTTCGAGCACTCGACTCGCTACACCGACACGCTGAAGCGCACCCGATACCCTATCAGCGCACCGGTCGGCGCTGATG